TGGAGGGCTTGGTTTCTGAACCTTTTTTGGAGGGCTTGGTTTCTGAACCTTTTTTGGAGGGCTTGGTTTCTGAACCTTTTTTGGAGGGCTTGGTTTCTGAACCTTGCGTTTTCCACCAGTAGATTTCTTTTCTGATGATTTTTCTAATTGGATAATCTTTCTAGGTAAAAGTGGTTCAAAATGATGTTTACCTTTGGTTAGACCTTTTTTGCCAAAATTGTGATATAAATAGATATCTTTTGAAGAAGGCAATGTACTGTAAGATAGATCAATTAGTTCATAACCTAATCCAATATTGTTTAAACGTTCATTATGATTTTTTGGATTTTTAGATGTAAAAACACGAAGATTTCTTTGTAGTAATTCACATACAGCATATATTTCTATTTGTCCAGCGTAAGTTCCTCCTCGATTCATATATTTTAGATACTCATCAACAGTTGTATAATCGGGATCTCTATCTTTTTCTTCTGCTGTAGCTACTTCGTTTTGAACCGCATCTTCTATTTCCATACGAATTGTTAAACCAATTCCTTTAACAATATAATCTAAATTTCCCCTTAACCATTTTATAACTTTTTTCCTTAAAGCCATAGATTCTTTTCCTAAGTTGAATTTAATATTTTTAACTTTCTTAGGGTCTTTAGTATGTTTTAAAACTGGATTTTTTTCAAAATGTAAGATAGATGTTACAGCATGAAAAAAGCAATCTCCATCACCTGGGACACTTAAATGATAAAAATCTTTTAACTTCATATTATAATATAAGTTATATTATAAATAATGAATAATCAAATAATATTTCGTTTTCTTAGTAAAGAAGATGTAGACGCGATAGATACATATAATGGTGAAATAGAAACAAGAGAATATATTGATATACCTTATCATAAATTAAGTAGTCCTTTCAATGAGAATGATATATTAACAAGAGAAGTAATTGTAGGGTTACGTGAAAAAGCGAAAGAGTTTGAAGGGAGTAGAGGAGAAAAAACAAAGGAATTTACACGATTAAAAAAAGAATTTACAGATGATGTAATGAGTAAAACACATTTCTTTTTCCGTGTAAATGTATATCCATCATTATATCCGATTACATCGGGTCCTGAATTAGAAAAACCGAATATTACAGTAAATCAGTATTTGGATGTGAGTGGTGCTTGGGGAGGTGTAAGAACAACACATGGTATTCATGGCTTTTTTACATATGATTTAGATGATACTAGAACAAGGACACCTAATTTTTATAATGATTATGGATATTGGGATGGCGTGCGTCTAAGAGAAACTGGTGGTAATGAAAAAAATAAACCAAAAGATATCTTTATTAATAAATTTGTTGCAAATGATGATAGAGGTAATTTATCAGATGGTAATCTTAATACTCTATTCTTTAATTACAATCGTAGTGGCGCAAATGTAGATGTTGAATATATAGATTGTAGTGGTGGTCAGGCAACATACACGAGAGGAGACGATCAAGGTAATGTTGATTTTGGAGACGAAGCTACATGTGATGGTTTTGAAGGAGTTGTAGATACTGATTTAATAAGGTATACAAGGTTAGGAAAACTTATGCCTCATCTTTCATTAACAGAGTTTTCTGATAGACGCGAAGAAATAAATTTCAGAGGAAAAGGAAGTATTAGTGGTTTACATATAAAGATGTCAGAATGTGAGTTTATGTATCAAACTGATGACGTTGAATTAAGGCCTTTATTGGATCCATTAGTTGCGAATGTAAATACTCAATTAAATTCTTGGGCTAATGACAGAGAAAAGAAAAGGTTACATAAAGTATTTTTCGGACAAGTCCACAATGAAATATTAGGTTTCTTTAAAAATGGTTTAGGGGATGGTGGTGGAAGTAGAAAAAAAATGTTCCATTTAATAAGCGATTTAAGTTCTGAACCTACTGGGTATAAACGATATAAAAGATAAAAGATAAAAATAGATAAATGGAACGTATTTCATGGGATGAATATTTCTCAAAAATAGTTATGACAACATCAGAAAGATCTCCATGTGAAAGATTACAAGTAGGGTGTTTACTTGTAAAAGAAAATCGTATTGTAAGCCAAGGATACAATGGATTTTTACCTGGTTGCCCTCATGAATCGATAGTTCGTGATAATCATGAACAGGCTACATTACATGCGGAACAAAACGCACTTATGGATTGTGCGAAAAGAGGTGTAAGTTGTAATGGTTGTACAGCATATATAACACATTATCCATGTATTATATGTACAAGACTCCTTTTAGCAGGAGGAATAAAAAAAATAAAATATGTAAATGATTACAAGAATGATGACTTAGTCCAAAAGTTTACAGATCAATGTAATGTATGTGTTGAGAAGTTATGATTTAAACCTTTGAACATATAATACTATATAACAAAATGGATCCGTGGTATTTTCTAGACCTCGAAACAACTGTTAGAGATGGTGATGAAACACTTGAGCTTATGGATATAGCATCGGTGTATCCGAATGGTTCATGGGATTTAAACACCGAAGGATATGAAGGAGTAATCATATACAAAGGTAAAGAATACAGATCAATTGAATTTGATAATGATAATAAAAAATTGAAATGTAGTGGCAAAGAAACACATGTGTATACATTGATCGTTAAATCCCTTTAAAATACAAAAATTTGATTTTTTTTGCTGAAAGTAAAACAAACTTTTCTAAAAGAAACAATGAACAACACATTCAATCATCTTCCAGTTGAACAAGATATCGGACATCCTGATATAGAGAATGAAGAAGAACATGCGCGTCAGAAAAACAGACTTAGGAATCTAAGTAAGAAAAAGAAACCTACATCTAAACAACGAAAAGAGATGAATATTCTTAGAGCCAACATCACGAGATTCACGCAACCAGAAGAAGGTATACCTTCAAAGAAAAAAAAGAAAGTTAAAAAAAAACAAGATGATAACGATAAGGAACTTGAGAAAGAATTTGCGAAAAATAGTGAAATGAATAAATTTAAAGAACAAATGAAAAAAGAAACGGAGAAGTATCAAAAGGAACGTTTGAAACTCAAGAGAGAAAATGAAGACTTAAAATTTAAGAATGAAAGACTCAACGATGAAAATCAAGGATTAAAATGGGAAAATGAGAGACTAAGGAATAGTCAGAAGAACAGTCAGAAAAACGGTCAAAATTCTAGAAAAGCATACAAAAAACCTAAAAGTGAACGTGAATCCAAATTTTGTGAAAAATATAATGTAGAAATCCCTGATGACATACTTGAAATCCTTAATGAATTTAACAAAGATAAATGGAGGAAATTATCAGTGAAATATCATCCAGACAAAGGTAATGATAACGTATATCAACAGATACTTAACGAAATCAAAGAGTTATTTGGTAAATAATCACTTATACTTGAAACAACCCTCTGTTAATTTTATTTTATTTTCTCTCCATTTTCGTGAAGCTTCATCAAAATCAATGATGGGGTAATCATTGCCAATCATCTTTCCTGAACGCAGTATCATGTTTTGTTTTATGATATGTTTTATCAATTATTCAAATTTATATCATTCAAAGTAGTATTGGTAACTATATTATTAATAATATCAACTGGTGTTGGTATTTGAAAGTATGTATTATCCATAGATGTTTTAGGTAGGAATAACACCTCACAATATTTTTCCATTTTTAACTCCATATTTTCTTTTTTTAATTCAGCTATAGTTTTTTTTAATTCAGCTATTTCTTCTTCTTTTTCTTTTCTGAGGTCTTCTAATTCTTCGTTCATCTTATCAATTACATGTACCATTGTAGGTATTTCATTATAATAATCTATTACCATAGGCTCAACCATATTTTGTAAATACTATTATATGGTCGTGAAATATTTTTAAATAATTTAAAAATTTGATGGTTAATATATAATATGTAGTATAAATCTAAAATGGCTGAAAATGATATTAGATACTTCCCAACACCTGATGGACAAAAACAAGTTAAAAAAGGAAAGAAATGGAGAACATGTTGTACATATGAAGGTTGTAAAAATAGCACTAATAAAGGATTATGTCGCGAACACATTGAAAAAGAAATAAAAACTCCTCTAACACGAAAAATAAATAAAAGAGCGGATGATTGGAAACAAAAAATTACTGATAAATCTAAAGAAGATAACTCTAAAATCTTAAAAATCATAGCAACTGAAGATGAAAAAGAATATGATATATATAAATTACCGTGTATTACCCGTGATGATAGATGTAAATTCTTATGTTATTGTGGCAAAGAAAAAATTAGTGGTGTCAGGAATATATTAAAATTTAATATGTTTTGTAAAATTCATTCTAATGAAATGAGACAAGTAAAAAGAATTAATACAATGAAAGAATTACATGGAGAAGAAATAACACATCCATCTCAAGTACTAGAATATCAAGAACAATGTAAAAAAACAAGAATAGAAAATATGAAAACTAAGATTAATAGCAAAAAAAATAAATTAATAAAAGATTTTGAATCTATATTATTAACAGATTATTATTCATCTATTGTAAGTTTTATACTAAAAAGTAAAGGGGATATAAAAAAATATAAATTAATTAAAATATCACAATTATATTTATTAATTAATGGATTCTATAAATATTTAGATAATTTAGAATACAAATTTAATTATGATGAATGTATTAAATTTTTAAAGCCTTTCAAAATAACATCCCAACAAAATTATCTGAACTATTTTAGAAATTATGAATTTTTACCGCTTTATTTATCACCAAGTAAAAGATCATATCCATATTTTAGTTGGAATACATATATATCAACTAATTTTGTATCATATAAAAAGATAAGTCAATATGCTAAAAATATAGTATACCCTTGGGGAATAGAAAACAATCTTGGACATAATTTAGGAAAACTATGGAATATATATGTAAGTGAAATTGGTATCCCTAATAATTTTCCTAGATGTCCTAGACAATATTATAATGAATGGAAAGATAATAATAGTTGGAGTGGATTTTTTGGAAAACCAAAAAAAATAATTAAAAGAAGAGTAAAGGGTAAAACACGAACTCTTTTATCAAAAGAAGATAAACAAAAATTAATAAATGATAAAACAGAAAAATATAATAGTGTAAATCTACAACAAAATCAAGATGATTTATTATTTCCAGGTATATATTTATATATATTTCCAGATGGTAAAAAATATGTAGGTCAAACAAAAATAAATATATTATATAGATGTGGTGGTCATATTAATGAATCTTTTAATCAACAATATAGTGGTTGTACTCTATTTAATAATAAAACACGATATATTGTAAAAATAACAAATAATGGTAATTTTCCAAAATATAAAATAGAATGGGAAAAAATATTTTATAAAAAGGTAAAAATAGTTGTATTAGAAGTAATTGAACAAAATGATTTTACCGAACAAGAATATCACAATTTGCTAAATGAAAGAGAAACATATTATATCAAGGAACATAAATGTTATAATAATTCTAAAGATTATGATGGTAAGATGGGTTTAAATTGTAAACCTGGAGAAATTGGAACAGAAATGCATAAAAGGGGTGAAAATAATTGTTATGATCATAATAATAAATTATTACAATCAGGTGTAGAATCTATAAAAATTAGGAAAAAAATAGTTGGATATAAAAGTCGTATTAGAGGTAAGATTGAAAATACGATTACATTAGGAAATAGTTATAAAGGGTCTCTTGATGAAAAACTAAAAATATGTATTGAATTTGCAAAATTAAAAATAACTTCAATTGAAAAAGAAAAACAAATTGTAAGTGATTTTAAGAAAAAATATAATATTAATGAAAAAAAACATAACGGAACTACTAAATCTAGTAAAAAAATAGATCACAATGGTATGGAGTTACCTGCGAATATATTTTATGATAAAGAAAAAAAAGAATATAATGTAAATATCATTAGAGAAGGAGTATCAACTAGAATATCCATATGTAAAACTGATTGTAATTCATTAAATGAACAATTGAGTGAATCTTTATCTTTATACAATAAAATCAATAATTTAAAATTGAATGATGATAATATAATTAATAAAACATTTGATCAACTAAAAAGATATATTAAATTAAATAATATCCCTATTTTAATTGGTAGAGGTTCATCACGATATAAATTATTATCAAAATTAATAAAATATCAAAATCTAGAAAAAAAACAAGAAATTATAGAAGAATATAATAGTTTTAAAGAATGGCATGATGCCCCTGGTTTTCCAGAAGGTTGGAAACAAATGTGGGGAGATTATAATGTAAAAAGAAAAGGTAATGGATGGAATAATGTTGGACATTTCACATTTAAAAATCCTGAAAATATAATATTTAGTCATGAAAAAGTAGCAAAAAAAAATATAGATACTCTTTTACCAGATTTTAATAAAATTGTAGATGAATTACCAGAAGAAATAAGTCATAATGAATTTAAAACCTGTTTTAATAAATACAAATGGCCATCTACAAAAGGTTGGGATCCATATATTAGTCAAACATGGAAATTATATGTTGATAAACATTGCGATGAAGGTCCTAGTAAATATAAAGGTATTCGATTTGATAAAGATTCAAAAAAATGGAGGGGATCATTTAAATATATTGATAAAACATATGAAACTAAATCACGGTATTCACAAGATAAAGCAAAAGAAGAAATGGAAAGAAAAATGATAGAAATAATTGGTTACATTCCGATTGATGACAAAAAAAAACATATGTATATTGATAAAACAAATACTAATAAATACAAATTTAGGAAAAATAATAAATCTAAAACATTTAATACATTAACTGAAGCATTGTGTTATAAGTTTATAATGTTATTAAAATCTAATATCTAGATAATTTAAAACAGTCTAACAACACTATCATCAATATCATGAATCTCTAGTATATGTTTGAATATTTCCTTCTTACTTTTATGTTTAAAATCATAATAGAACTTCCAAACTCTACCATTCGTAATATCGATAATACCGCCTTTGTTCCATTTTCTAAAAGATTCTGTACTGATTTTTCTACTAAATATATCGGTTACTAAATATCCTGTTACTTGAGAAATCCAACCATTATTAAATGTATCTGTCATTGGAACTTTAATATCATATAGTGTCTTATTTTTTATATCTATCATATCTGAAATACCATGTAATCCAAATGTTAATTCTTCACATCCCCCTTTTCCAAGTCTATTTATAAATTCTTGATTTTTTATTGTTTTTGTATTTTTATGTATAGACTGATAACTTACAAAATCTAAATCATCTATCTTTAGATAATCCTGTATCAGGCTAATATTTGTAAGTAAATCTTTTATATCTTTAATAGGTGGGTTATTCAGAAATACATTCAAACAAGGTTTATAGATATCATCATTAACTATTGAAAATATTAATGCAATATTCCATATATCATTGATATGAATTTTATCTGTCTTTTTATATTTTGTGAATGATTCTATAGATTTAATTATTTTCGGATTGTTAAAAGATCTTGGAAGAATAACAGAATATTCTTCATCAAATACACATTTTAAATCTTCTATAAGTTCTTTATTATTCTTATTATCTTTTAAGATTTCTTCGTATTTACTACGAGTTAATAATCCAGATGAATTTAATTTACGATCATATACAATATTTATAAGATCAGTGTTTTCTGTGTAGTAAACAGCGTCATTTTCTATTAGTTCTAGGAAAGGAAGCTTTTCATATAATTCTTGTTCAAAAAGTTCCTTTTCATCGAATAGAACCCTTATTAAGTGTTCTCTGATATATAATATCTCACCCAGATTACCCATTATGGGTTGAAGGCATTGTTTATTAATATCAAATGTACATTTTATAGGACTATCAAATACTAACCTTTTTTCCAATTTAATTATTTTTTCTGGTTCATTTAATTCTTCATATATTTTTGAAATGCTAATTGTAGGGTCAATTGGCATATATACTGGTTCTTCTTTATATGCCTTTTCCCCTTTTAACATAAATTTTGGTTTAGGATTTTTCATTTGATCTGGATTCTTTTTTCTCCATGGAGAAATAAGTGACTCTACAATATCACTGTAAAATCCTTCGGGAATATTTGACTTGTTATTCCAAGAACAAACTGCTAAATCCTGTTTTATAATTTCACATTGGGTGCCTCCAATAACAAGTTCTTTAATGTAACGAGAAGGTAATATATTGTTAAAACCTACGAATAAATATTTAGTTGAACGTGTCAGTCCTACATTAAGAGCAGATACTTCAGCTAATTCTTCTGGTTTATATATATGTTTTTCCAATGGAAGAGATTTTTCACTCAAACCAATGAAATAAACAACTTTGTGACCCTTACCTTTATCACCATGTATACTTATCATAACCGTTTTCATAGATTTACCACTTGAATCGATGGTTTCACTCCAATCTATTTTGTTATGTGATCCATCACCTTGAGTTTCAAAAATCTTTATTTTATTTGAATATCCCATAGAATTGTATAATACTTCTAATTTTTCATATATTTTATGAAATGTATGGTTGTTATTACATTTCTTCATAAGTATACATATATCACCTGGTTTAACGCTACTATCATTTCTCATTAAACATGCTATTGAAGATGTTATTTGATCTGCAATAATATCCGCAAAAACATTATTACTTGTTGATGGATGTGTGAAAAGAATTGGTTTTGTATTAACTTGTCCTTCAATTGTAAAACTTTCAGAACTAGGTATAGCTACTGGAACGTTATAGCAATCGTATGCGCTTTGCTGAAAATATATTGGTTGTTTTAGAATAACTTCTAATAATTTTAAATGTGATGGTGGACAACGGAAACATATATTGTTATTGTATTCTGTTGCCCCCACATCATTCTTCCATTGGATCATTGGATGAACTGGTCCTTTAATGCTATGGGTATAAATTGTCTGTAAAATATCCCCATATATATTCATCTTTATGTGTGGAAAACGTAGACATATATTAATAAGCAAAGAACATCTATCGTATTTCATATCTTGAAATTCATCACTATATATATTTGTACATACATCTTTTGTTTTTGTAATGATATTTTTTAACCTTCCATCTTTTACACCATTATCAAGTTGTATGGCTTTTTCATCATAATAATCACCCATTTCGTCAAGGACTTCTGCATTATAAGACATTAATTGTGTATGGATAAAACCATCCATACTAGATATATTTATTGATATAAAATCGTTTGAATATATGTAATGGCTATTTTTTTTATAAAATTCAATGTTTAGATAACCTTCTAATCTAGATTTTATCTCTTCTGTAACAGATCCTGTCAAAGTATTGATACAACCATTAAATTTTTTAAAATCATCTTCTGTAAATTTTAAAAGATCATATGTTTTTATAATTCCAAATTGAGTATCTTTTTCTATTATTTTATCATCAGTAATATCATCAACATTAATAGTATCATATACAACTTGTTTAACAAGTGTTAGTGTTTTTAGTGAACCAGGAACACCATTCAAAAGTTTAAAATTTTCTTTACTTTCAATGATAACTTTCTGTAATGGAAAATCGTATTCCATTTTTGATATGAAATAATTTTCGTTTTTTATATGTTTAAATAATGTAAATAATTCAAATTTTTTGTAGAGGATAGTATAATGAGTGACTATGAATCTGAACCTGAATATAGACGTGAACCATTAAAACAAATACATGGTGATATTGAGAGTGATATTAGAGATACAAATAATAGCTATACACTAGACGCAGATGATAAGATGTTTTTAAATTTAAAATGGATGTTCGATACAAAAGTGCTTACATCAGATGATTTTAAAAATATCGTTGACAAATATAAAGATAATTCAAATGCTATCATGTGGAGACGTGAACATGAAGATTTATTAGCGGAATTATGTGAAAAATGTAAAGTATTTGCTTGGTTTCATAGAAGGACAGCTGATATGCTACGAGTAAGGGATAACCGTTACATTTATTCAATTATAATTTTGAATACTCTTACCAGTATGTTTTCACTCATTGGTTCAAGTTATGATGAATATATAGATACTAAATTAATAGCATTAATTTCAGGAGGAGTTAATCTATCTACCAGTTTGGTAACAGCTATCTATAAAAAGATAAATATGGGAGGTACTGTAGATAGTCATTTATTTGCTGTAAATATGTATACAAAACTATCGCATAATATTTCATCTCAGTTAGCAATATCTCCCGAAGAGAGAGAACCTATGCCCAAATATCTAAAAGATAAATTATCAGAATATGAAAATTTAATTTTAGAATCACCAATAATACCCGAACATATTAAATATGAAGGATTAAAGCGTATTCGCAAGATGAAAGTAAGTATACCTAATGAAATAGCTGGTGGTGTTGATAGAGTTAATATATACAGGTGTGAAGAAAAAGAAAAATTTAATGTTTCAGATATTTTAACTCAAAAACTTAGTAATACAATACCCCCTGCAGAAACTAATCAAGAATGGGGTATAAACAAGAGTCCCCTTGAAGTAGAAAAAATGTTTGTAATGATGAAGAGAGAACCAGAAAAAGATAGTAAAGTAGAAGCATCTATAATGATTCAAAAACATTTTAGAGGTTTCTTAGGTAGAGGATATTGTAAAATGTTACGTCAACAAGCAGAAATAAATAAATCAGCAACAACGATTCAAAAAACATTTTAGAGGATATTTGGTGAGACATCCATAAAATGATTTAAAAGACATCTTTTACAATAATATAGAAACATGAAAAAGCCCCAAACACTGAATGAATTTAAAACAAAGTATTCGCTCAAAAGTGTAGATTTAGATGATCTTGTGCTAGAGTTACAAGAATATTCACAAAAAAACAATTGGGTTGAAGGTACGTTTAATAATCGTTTAAAGCTATTACAAAAACTTCACCGCCCATTATTTATCAGATTAAACAAATGGTTAATCGCATTCGGCTTGTCTACTGAAAATAATATTACAAGAGCAAAAAAATCATTAGAAAAGAATGTATTTGCTTCAGTAATAGATGTAAAAGAAAACAATTATTATAATTGTAAAACGAAAACCGCATTAGTAAAATATCTAAACAAAAATCCACATAAACGTGTCAAACGTCAATATGCAAAAGATGAAGGTTATAGAGTATTTTTAGAAACATTGGGTTAATTTATTTTTCAAAACTCACAATGATTAAATCTCTTTTTCCAGAACCATATGGATCCTGTGGTTTATGTGGTACATTACCATCCATGATAACGGTCGTTCCACTTTTTAGAGGAAGGACATATTTCACACCATTTTTATCTTTGTATCTGATATTACCCTCTTTGATCTCATGATCTATCCTCAGATACATTAGAACTGTAATCACATTTGGATAGTTATCATTTTCACAGTGCCAAGCAAGACCGCTTTCTACTCTCTTCACATCATTTTCTAAACTATAACGAATAACATCCATATACCATTTATCCCTATTGTGGGTGAAACCATTCATTTGGAGGAAGCCAGAAGCAACTTCTTTTACAAAATTCAGATCATGATTTGTATCAGAATAATCATAAAACTCTACATTTCTTTTCCCCCCTGTTTTTTTTGCAAGTTTATCCATAATTGATGGATCAACGAGGTAATCATCATACACCCATGTGGGGTGTTCTGTATTAAGAATCTTCATAAAAGATTTCTTTTTTAAAAAAAATTAAAAGTAAGTATCAAATTTATCTACTTTTTCTCCTACTACGTCTTCCCTTTTTTAGAAACATTAGGGTAATACAACATTAATCTTCTTGTTGTCCCCGATCAGTAAACGTTCTAGCTCTCCTCACCAGCTTGGAGCCACCTACAAGAATATTCATCCTCGTCTTCCTCACACGCCTTTATATAGAAAGATCTCGCCATTTCGGCATCCAACGGCTTCTTTCTCATATAGTGGTCACCCATTTTTCTGTTGGACCTACTCCCCCCATTTTCGGAGGGCTCCGGTGAAACGTTCATCTCTTGTTGAACGTTTCTGTTGGACCTACTCCCCCATTTTCGGATGGCTCCGGTGAAACGTTCAACTCTTGTTGGATTACCCGCTTTGCGTCTATCGGCCTTTTCCTGTGCCTTTTTTTCTTCCTCCTCGTTTTTGCGTGTTTTTTTCGCCAAGCTGGCATATAATCCATCCTTTTCTAAAAGTCCGGTCGGTTGCAAGCTCCGCATCCCAGGGTGATTCATTGGGAATTTCATATTTTTATCTTTTAACATACCGACTAATCTTTCAGGGTAATTTTTCGCCATCCAGTTGCAACTAATACGGTCTCCATCCCAACATTTTTCAAATTTCATTCTGTATTCTTTATCATTTCCAGTATCATCTACAGTCCCTTGACCGTCGTCACTTAATTCAGGTCCAGTCTCTTGACCGCCGTCACTTAATTCAGGTCCAGTCCCTTGATCGTCGTCACTTAATCCAGGTCCAGTCCCTTGACCGTCGTCACTTAATCCAGGTCCAGTCCCTTGATCATCCTCAATATCTCCATCATCAAAAGGATCATCACCACCGCCAATTAAATTTCTTCTATCTCTTCTATTTCTATTTATTCTTCTTGTGCGCTTTCTAGACACCTTTCTTCTAGAAGTCCGTTTCTTGGATTTGCGCTTAGTAGATGTGCGCTTTTTAGAGTATCTCATTTTTCTTCTTGTCTTTTTTTTTCCACCGCCTTGTTTATCCTTAAGGTATCTTGTATTCATTCTTCTTCCCGAAGAATCTCTTGTAACATGTGGATTCATAGAATCGTGATGTCTTGAAATATCTTCTAAGGTATCAACTAATTGGTCGACACCTTCAATACCTGTTTGTTCAAAAAACTTGGCAAGTGCTAGTTTTTGTTCTGGTTTTAAAAGTTCTAATTGTTGTAAGAGATAAGTTGTAGGTTCTCTCAATTCTATTTGTTTTCTGTCTTGATCATCCATAAATTGATTATATGATGACATTCTATCTCCATCAGGTAATGAATGACGATGTGATTTATCACTTAAAAATGTATAAGGGTATAGTTGACGGACTGACCTTACTCTAGGGTTAACAATATTTGTAGCCCCATACATCCTTTCTATTACATCTTCGGGGCGATGTTGCATATTGGCTCCGAGGAATAGTGCTTCTGATGCGGCACGTTGACCACTTGTAAGTTCAATGTCTTCGTAACTATCAGAACTATCAGAACTATCATCATATTTATCGGTACCAATACCATATTTTCCAACATCTTCATCAATTAAACCTAATGAGTTTGCGCTTACCTTAAAAGACGACGTTGTTCTATCAAAAGTAATTATCGGTAAGTTAGGATTAAATCCATATTTTCCTAGAAACTTTATGTATTCTCCATTCATACGTCCATAGTAAAGAGCTGGTTTATACGATATTACATCACCATAGTTATCACTTTTTATATAGTGGTTTAGATACCTTTCAACCGTTTCTCTTGGAACACTTCCATCTGTTAATAGTTTTATAAATTTCTTTACATTATTTACATAATTAGGATGTGATTTATTTCCTACTACTCTTAATAGAGGAGAAAATTCATTTGGCCCCCTCATTGTTGAATATGTTAATAAATGTCTACCTTGAACACCTACGAGTCTATTTATTTGTTCTGAAAAATATGTATCGCTAGATATATCAAAAACTTCATGATCTAAAGGCGAACCATCTTTATTTAAATAAGTTATTCCAGGTATATTTTTTAAAGAATATTTATCATGTAAAGTTTTAGCATTATTCGTAGTATATTCAACTGCTTGACTTTGTTCTTCCATTATAATATGGGTAATATTTTATTCCTTATAGTTGAGAATTAAATAGACTCCAACAAGTGAAAATAAACGATGAATAAAATACTCTTCCATTGGATATAATAATGGATATAGTATCAGAGCTACACATATCAATTTAGATAGTAATGTTATATATGAAGAGGATAGAAACCAAGATAAAAGTATGGATATATATATATATATCCATTTTTTATCAATATTTATTAATTTTCCATTAATTGTCTTAAATTTATCATTACTAAAAGTGATTAATAAATAAATTATACCTAAGAGTGAAATATAGTGTAATTTGTTTGAGAAGTTATCATTTTTTATACTTATAAACAGAAGGATACCTACATTTAAAAATAATAAAATTGGCAAAACATATTTATTAATAATATTATTTGTGATAAATAAAGAGTAAGTAATGCATAAAGTAGATATCCAAATAAGAAAATATTTTAAATAAAGGAGTTTCTCTATACCATAACTATAAAAAGTAAAATCTGTTTTAGATACATAAACAATACTAGAAAAAAAGAAAACTATTAAATAAAATATTATTATTGTATCCATATACTTATATATATATTTAAAACATATCTTCTAAAGATATATATAATATGGAAGAAAGATTAGTTAACATACAGGATAAATATAATGATAAATTGGGATATACACAAACAATAGGTTGCTTTCGGGTAAAAACTTTAACGCAATTGATACCAATCTTATTACTCCTTGATTCTGTTTTCTTTTTTACACAGACATTTTTCCGTTGGGGGGCACCATGTTTCTTATGGTGGAATAGTATCGCAACAACAATTACATTTTTTATAGGTCATATCACAAGATTAACAGGTATTCCTATATGTATTTATTCAATCAAAGAAACAAGAAAAGGTAATGCTGAAGGCTCGCAGATATTATTCAATTATCTCCTCTTACTTCTCTTAGTAACATTTATGGATATATTTTTATGTATAGCAGAAGTAGATTATGTTTGTAATAGTGATTCAATAGATGACTGGAACCGCTGTAGTCATGAATGGGGGAAAGAACAATATGAATGTTTAACAGAAAGTGGAGAAACCTGTATAGCTCCATTAATCTACGATAATATGGAACATGATAAAAAAGTATGTGGAGATCATGAATGTAATTATGTAATAAAAAATGATAGAGTGAAACCCGAGTGTTGTAGTTATGGTGAATGGAATTACCACAATCCTTGTAAAGAAGATCCTGTGATTCGACCAAAAATATTTGACACCTCTTGGTGCGAGAATTTTTCTGATTTTTATGATATAGGGTTTGGATTACTAACAAGTGGGATGCTTTTTGGTTTTACATACATAGTACATAGTTATAACATGGTGATTGGTGAAGAACTAAAATTTACTGCTAATCCTATGGAAGAAGATGATGAATGATCAGACTTGCTGTCCGATGTAGTAGTTTTGAATGTCCGTTATGTCGTATACTGGTAGGAGTTCGCGTTTGATCTGGATGATTGGTCGTGGGTTTTCGCATGGCGTATCTGGATGGGGACGTTCTCCATCAAGGCCTAGGAGTTCCATCAGAGTCAGCTCGGACCCGCCATCTTCGTCAGTGATGTTCTTCCCCTTGTTTTGTCTGTAGATCCCCGAGTATATCTCTTCCCATGACTGAAATGTTTCGCAGATGATATTCGTGTTGTTCATTTCTGATAGAAGATCGTATGTAAGTTTACTAGAAATGTAAACACATTTCAAATTTATTTCTTACGCTGAGTTCTCTTCTTCTTACCTGTCCTCTTCTTCTTGCCTGTCCTCTTCTTCTTGCCTGTCCTCTTCTTCTTGCCTGTCCTCTTCTTCTTGTCTGTTCTCTTCTTCTTACCGGTCCTCTTCTTTCCTCCCCCTCTGAAACGACGGCCCTTAGTATATGATCCCCTCCTTGATTCTGATGGAACGAACATTGGTTCCTCTTCGTAGAGTGGTTCTTCATCCCTCGTTCCAACTATCTTGAAAGTCTTGAATTCTTCTGGTTTTTTGTATTGTTCATTAAGATAATCATATGGATTTGGTGTGAAGCTTCTTGAGTAATCTCTTACTAAATCTCCGTAAGGGTCTCTTGCTAACTCACCGTCTTCATAGAGAGGAGTATTGTAAACAGTTGGTTGTAATCTACTGTTACCATCTTCTTTCTTTAAGATAAGATTAAAATCAAAATTTTTGTTGTAATTTGCTCTTTCAAGATATGTTATACGAATAATCGCCATAATAACATCTATACATTTTCTTCTTAATTCACCATCAAAACCTTGATACCTTATAAGCTGTAAACGGTCGAAGTTTTCTTTTACTTCTCTGTTCCTTCCTAGTTCAGGGAGATATTTCTGATAGATTGTTTCTGTTTTTTCAAGTAATTCTTCTGTATCAAGGGTGTCAAGTATTTTGATAACATCAGCTACAGAACGTATATCTATCTTTTCATCTTTGTATTTAATAATATCACTATCATCAAGCGACTCATCCCTTAATTCTTCAATAATCTTTTCAGTTATTAGTGGTTTTAAAGCCATTTCAACATCTTCAGGAGCCATACTATTTAATTGTGGATTTTGATCCATTACTTCTCGTTCCATCCCACCATTAACCTTATTGCCATATGTTATTACCATATCGTAATTGCTCCTATTGAGAATATCTTTGAGTTCCATTAAATCCGCTTCACTATGCTTCCATTTCTTACCAGAACTTAATCCTCTAAAATCTTTCCTTGGATTCATTTCGCTTACTCTTCGTAATGTTCTCGGCATTTTTCTACTAACTGAACCACGTTCTCTTCCAATCTGAACTACTTCAGGATCAGTATAATTTTTACCTTCTCTTACAAGATTTCTCATATCTTGTTCTAATTCTTTTTCTCTCGCATTTAATCTTCCAAAATCCTTTGCTTCTGAAAATGCTGGTTGAGAAGTTAAATAGTCTCCTAAACCAAGTCCTCTATAATTTCTTTTTTGACGTTCATTCAACTTCCTAGTAATCATTGTATCATAAATGTCATTATTAATGTCTTGCGGAAGTTCACCATCTTCACCTAAGAATGGTTGAAGTCTAGCCCTTTGTCCTGGATCCATTTGCTTAGCCTTTGGAAGATTCTCTACAATAAAGGGAGGTATTATTCCCAAAGAAAAGGGGTCTGAGCTATAATCAGAAATTCCCTTTTGATCATATTTTGGGGTATTTTCACGAACGCTTCTACGATAAACTGAACGTTCTAACCATTCTTTTTCAATCATCCCTTCATCTATTTTTTCGTCCCCTTTAGGGTCATCACTATCTAAGTCTTTATAAGAATATTTAACATCACTGGTAATACCTTTATCCATGTCTGTCATAACACTTATGATGTTATAATCGAAAAAGTAATTACCATTTTCATCTTTTTTGTCTTCTTGAATTGCCTTTCCAACATCATTTCCAGTAATACTTAAATATACAGTTTCTAGTTGTTCATTTAATAGGTGGAGACCTTGTTTTTTCTCAAGAAATGTTTGTTTTGCCTGAGGATCACTATAAATAAATTCTTGATAATCATCTTCATAAACATCTGTAACCATTTCCCTGAGTTGTTCTACAAATTCATCAATTCTTTCTTGATCCATTTTACCTTCATTAAAAATTTTTAAACCTACCCTTACAGTTTTTATATAATCTTGACTAAACTTTTCTATTTCTCCATCTTTTAAAATAGTTTCACAAATTCCCTTAACATCATTTTCTATGAATTGTTTTTGATATTTAACAAAATCAGGGAAACCCATCATTTTATCTATTAATAATTCATTTAATCCAATGATATGCTTTATGGTATCTATAGCGTCCATTTCTTTCATTCTAAGTTCATTTTTCATTATTTTCAAGATAATAGAGTAATTAAACTTATCTACAGGATCTTCGCGTAAATGAGGTAATGGTATTAGTGGTGGATTATCTTTGGTAGGGTGTAATTGTTCTCTTAGGATATCACAATGCGCGTACAGTTCCATCATTGCTTCTTTAGCAGATGGATGTATTCCTGCTATTCTATGATAATCTTCATTCCATTCAAATGTTCTAAACATATCATATACCAATTTTTCATAAAGTTCTAATTCAAGAACTTTTAATCTTTTAGGAATTAATTCGTTTTCTTCTAATATTTTTTGACGAAATTCATAAATAGGTTTTGCTAATCCTGAAATAATATCACTTTGGCCCATAACGCTACTAAATACCCCTTCATCATAAACACTATTTCTTAACTTAGCAGCCGCATATTCATGGACTAGTAAATCATCCATTTCATTTAGTAATCTATTGAGGAGCCGTTGCATTCTTCCTGATGTAAAGTCATTTTCTACAACAATATTACGATAGGTAGTTTTAAAATCATTTATAATTTCATCTATATTTCTTCTATAGACATCACATTGAGCGTATAGTTTAGAGAGAGCATTTAGATCAACAAATACATCTGCCATAACATCATCTCTCATAAGTTCGTCCGGATGTAAAATGGTTTTATTTTCATCTTTATAATGTTCATTATTTTCTCTGTCAAAATCATAAACCCCATCCATAATAACCTCACGAATCATCTTACTTACTTCTGCCATCTGTGTTGGATTTCCACCATCGTATATATCTAGTCCAATTTTTAATCTTTTATATGTTGTTCTTTTTTTGATATAATTATAATCAATACTTCTAGGATCATACTTTCCATAAAAACCCATGTCAGAATGTAAGATTAATTTTTCTAAAACATAGGGGACCATACTTTTATATTGATCGTTTATAACTTCCACTTTATCTTGGAAACTCATATCCTCACTATATGCTATACGGTAAAATTTAGATAACTCTCTAAAATCTCTATCAGCCACACCTGTTACATAACCACGGCTTCTTAGACGATCATCTGCCATATTTGCGATTGTTTCATCTGAAAATTCTCCATCACTATTACTTTCCATAAGTTGAGAATAAACATAAGAACGTTCCAATGCTTCATTTCTATCATCTTTCATCATAACATCATTCATACTTTTAGGTGGTTGTCCCATAGGACCAACAACATTCACATCCAATGGTCTATAAGCTTTGGTCCCTTTCGCATATTGCCAAGCATTAAAAATAGAATCACCATATGGTCCTTTCGCGGGTTTCCATACACTGACTCCATCTGGTGTTGTAGCTTTTAACCACCTTTCATTTGCCGCGTATAAACTGAGTGGATCAAATGCTTTATCTGATAATCTCTGTCTACCACCTGGACCTTTCTCAAAAGGTAAATTTTTGTCTAAAAATCTCTTTTTAGAATGATCAAAAATCTTTACTAAAAAATCAACATACATCTTTTTATTTAGATCCATATTACCAGTATCCAATGGAAATTGTAAACCACTTTGAACATTTACCTTTTCTAAAAAATATGGATCAACTTCTCCATGATTACTACGATTCTTAACAATTGCGAATGCTATTGATAATATAATTGAGACAATATCTAATATAGACTCTTCTTCTGTGACATTAAAGTTAGCATGAATATGATATTTTAAACCATCAAACCAAGGTCTATCTTTAAAAAAATCGTATTGACTATAAAAATATTTAGTCAAATCGTTAAAAAAAACATCTGAATCAGACATGCTCTATAATAATATAAATATAATAATCTCAACAACCGGAATCGAACCGATGGCCTAAGGAACTACAGTCCTTTGCTCTACCAACTGAGCTATGTTGAGTAAGCCGAAACTGGGATTTGAACCCAGGACCTTCGCATTACAAGTGCGACGCATTAACCACTTTGCTATTTCGGCAAAAATGCTTACCCCCCACGATAACTATTTAAAAGATAAACTTTAAATAAATTTGAAGTTTATTTATTGTTTAATTAAAATATAAAATAATGGAAGTTTTTAAATTCGGAAATGCTTACCTAAAAAACGTTGATTTGAAAACGGTCAATTTCAATAAAAATGTTGAAAACGATAATAGATGTTATGCCCGCCTTTGGGGAGATGGTATGTTTGGAAATGATAGATGTGAAAGGCAAATTAAATCAGGTTGCTTGTGTAGAAAACATTTAGAAGCTGCTAAAAGAATGAATTGTAAATGGTGGTTAGGTTTGATTAATGAACCGCGTCCAGAAAATCCTGAACATCCTGTTAGTGGAAAGCATAAATGGAGTAAAGATAAAGATGGTAAAGATTATGTTATTGAAAAAGCACCTGAGAGTGAAATAAAGGATATTCCTGTAAAGGTAAAGAGGCCCCGTGGAAGACCTAAGGGTTCAAAAAACAAAAAATAAAAAATTTATTATAACCACACTAAACTATCTATCTATATCTGTCTATATCTGTCTATACTGGTGTGATATCCCCATTACCATCCGGAAAGCCAACCATCTCCTGTGATTCTGGGTCAACGATAACCCACATTTTTTCGTCTTCATCCCACACCTTCATGTATTCTGTACCATCAACGATATACTCTTCTGCTTCGTAGCTTTCATCGTCAGAAGACAATGGTTCGGTTTTATCATCATCCTCCTCATCCTCAGGCTCCTCAACCGTCTCAATCTCAGGCTTTGGCTCCTCAACCGTCTCAATCTCAGGCTTTGGCTCCTCAACAACCTCCACCTCAGGCTTTGGCTCCTCAACCGTCTCAATCTCATCTTTTGGCTCCTCAACAACCTCCACCTCAGGCTTTGGCTCCTCAACAACCTCCACCTCAGGCTTTGGCTCCTCAACGGCATCAACCTCAGGCTTTGGTTCCTCAACGGTCTCCACCTCAGGCTTTGGTTCCTCAACAACCTCCACCTCAGGCTTTGGCTCCTCAACAACCTCCACCTCAGGCTTTGGTTCATCTTTTGGCTCCTCAATCTTCTTCTTTTTCTTAATGATCTTCTTCTTCTTTGGCTTCTCAACCTTAGCATCGGGTTCCTCGGTCTTCTTCTTTTTCTTAACGATCTTCTTCTTTGAAGACTTTTCAACCTTCTTGCCTTCTGAATCATACATCCAGAAGTGCTCCTTGTAGTCATCTCGGTAGCCATCCTTTAAGCTGCCCTTTGGAAGCATAGGCTTCTCAGGACGATCTTCGTTCACCTTTCCAAGCCACCATCCATTTGGCATGAAGAAGTCTTGCTTCAAGTGGATCTTACAGAAGCATCCATCATACTTCTCAATGTAACATCCCATATTCTCCAATTGTGCTTCGTTCATCTTGTCCTTGAACTCAACGAGGACTTTCTCAGCCTCATCCTTTGAGACCTTCTTGCATGATGAGCATTGGATACTATCATAGCCAAGACCACTTTCTGCTTCCCACTTTCGTGCGAAGCATCGGTTTCCGTCGAAGTCTTCGCTGTTGAGTTCAGCCAACGCCTTCTTTGGAGAAGACTTCTTGGCAGTAGCTTTCTTCTCTGAAGACTTCTTCTTGATGACCTTCTTCTTCGCCTTTTCTTCGTCTTCCTTTTGTAGTTCTTGCCCCATGTTGATGATCATGCGTTGTAGTCCTTCATCCTGTAAAATGGTATCCAGAGTAGGAACGGTACCGGTCCCTGGCTCCACCACCTCATACTTCTCAAGGAGGAACTCGATGAGTGTGGTAACCCTCGGTCCGGCGAGTTCCTTGAAGCTGGGGTGAACGGTGGAAGCCATTCTGGTAAGCGGGTGTGAGTGTGAAGCAAGTAGTTTGTAAGTCAGTCAATGTGTTTGTTTGTTCTGTTATGACTCTCAAAGCGAGTTTCAAATTTTCTTAGAATCTACGAGAAGGATGACTGAAACTCTCAAAGAAGCGAAAATTTGAAACTCGCTTTGAGAGTCATACCACAACAAACACAAACTGAACACAGAAGCTTACAAACTACTTGCTTCACACTCACAGACGCTTACAGACACTCACAGACGCTTACAGACACTCACATACTAACGCTTGCTTGCTACAGAAAAAGGAAAGAAGATGGCTCCTGTCAACTTCTCTGTCGGGGACCGAGTCATTCACACCAACTGGATGTACGGCACTGAACGCATGGGCACCATACAACACATCGGTGACCCAGTGGAGTGTGGTGGAGTCTTCAAGGGAGAAGTTGAGACACTCGCCACGGTAAGGTTCGCCAACGGACAACAAGCACACACACCTCTGCGCTCGCTGAAGCCATACGAGACTCCGAAGTATCCTCCCGGAGTCATCCCTGCCAAGTTCTACCTGGACTGCCCTCTTGAAGAAATCAGAGAAGTTGAAGACTACATCATGGAGAATGAGACTCCTGGAGGAAGTCGCGAAAACGCCATCAAAGAAGAAATGAAAGAAAACGATTTGACATCTATTCTCTCTGGAGAATCTAGGGACACTGCGCTACTCGGTATTGATCCGAAAGATATGGACGATTTTGAAGACATGTGCAACATGCGTGAAGAATATCACCGCCTCATCGCAAAGTCTCCACAAGGGGGTAGAGATGAAGATTCTTCGGTTGCCGAGTATATGGGGACAAACGGTGAGGAAATGATTGTCTTGAGGGACAGGAATCACTCAAGTGTAGAAGGCGCTGAAGAGCTTGACTCCAAAGATCGCATCATGGTTGAAGCTACGATGAAGAACAAAGGCAAAAACTACATGAGTGCCACCACGAAATACGGCGCCCTCTACATCGACTTGAAGTATACAAAGTATGTTCCCAAAATTGGAGAAAAGTTCAAGTGTGTCATGGGTATCAAAGGCCCTACAGGAAACTTGCCATGGAAGTGCTACAGAATAGTATAGTATAGAACAAAAAGAAAAAAAAGAAAAAAAGGAAAAAAGGAAAAAAGAAAAATAAAGTTTTTTTTTATATTATATATTATAATAACTTAATGGAAGAACTAAAAAACTTAATTCAACAAGGAGGGGGTGATGCTATGAATATTATTAATAATCAAAGTGGAGGTGCCGTTCCAATTGTTTTTCAGATAATATGGATCGCTACACCAATAATTTTCTTTTTAGTTTATTACTTTTGGCATTTAGGGTTAGATAATGAGAGAGCTGAAATAAAAAAAGATGATGAAGGATATGAATACAGAGATTATGTTATTTGGGGTAAGTTTTCACTCAAAGTGTTATTAATGATGATGGCATTATGTTATTTTTTCAAAGATGTTCTTGGATGGGTAGTAGTAAAGCTTCCCGGGACATTAAATCCAGGAAAAGGTCTAACTGGATACTATTGGACGGCAATGTTCTATTTAATGATCATAAGTGGGGCACTAACTATAATATTTGGAGGCCTTAAATCAACAGCATATCAATACTTTGTTGATGATTTATATGATGATAGAACAAAAATGAAACAAGTATGTGTTGATTTTGGATGTGGTTATGCTCCTCATGGAGATGGCCAAGTTACAAGAGGTGATAAGGTTTAAATTACTTCATATATGAGTTTCTCCCAATTCTTAACAATATTTTCAGGGCGAAGTTTATCAAGACACTTTCTGGCTTCTTTTGAATTGACACGCCTTACATCAGAAGAAGTATTCCATACATCTTGAAGAGCTTTACTGATATTCTGAATATCATTATCATAATCATCTACATCTACATCATAAATGTATACATTATCTTTTACTTCTTCTATGATCTCTTTAGGACCATCAATATTTGAAACAACTACAGGAATACCTCTATCAATGGTTTCACATATTGTATAACCAAATGGTTCATATATCCCTGTGATACAGTTAACACCTACATTTTCCCAATAATAATCTTTGTCTTTTTTGTTTGAAGAGAATGGAATAATAACAAGGTTTTCTTCATATTCTTTCTCTAGCTTTCTCCAATATTCATTGTCATACTTATCGTAGTCTACGCCCATGTTAAATACCTTGATATCATCCTTCTTCAGAAGATCTACAGCAAGAATAGGAAGTTCTGGACGCTTCCTTGGAACGTGTCTCCCAATATATCCTGTGTTATTAAGAGAGTAATCTACATCAACTGTATCATTCTTAAACATTTCATCGTATTTTGGTGTATAAGTATTGTAAATAACCCTTGTTTCAGTATTGAATGATGAATATCCAAGAGTATTATAATAATTTTCTTCAGCTTTGCTAATAAGGACAACATAGTCAGAAATCATGAAAGTTGTTTCTTGACGATTAAAGTTGTTTGTATAACATGAACCCATATTTGTAATATTTTCCATGCGAATAAGTGAATGACAGACAGTGATCATTTTAAGCATTGGGTAAAATTCTTTTATCTGAGTAATAGTTTCTTCAGCAATCCATAGATTATTGATACAAATATCAATATCGCTGAAAACATTCTTTGTATCTTCAATATTGTTGATTACTCTCAGGTTCTTGTATTTTGTGTGACATTCTTCAGGTAGAGTATCAAGGTGAGCAAGGAAGATAGGGTAAACTTCAAAGTAATCGTTATCTTCAAACATCTTGATAAAGTTTACAATCCATGTAGCTACTCCACCGTAAACAACCGGAGGTATCTCGTTTGTAAGCAGTCCGATCTTAATCTTCCTTCCAAAGTCTTTTCTTTCGTATACTACATCTTCTCTTTGTGTTTCTGAAAGTTCAAGGACACTCGTGATCATTGACTTAAATACTTCCATCGCAATCCGCGTATCAAATGAATATCCCCTTGTGAAGTTAAATCGTTGAAGCATCCCAACGAACACCATGAAGACACTGCTGAATACACCATAGATGAAGGAAACGACATTCATCTTTAAAGTCCTTTAGTTGTTGTTTTATAGTTTCTGTAAAACTGTTTTCAAATTTAATTTAAGTTACGAATTAAGAAATATAGTTCAGAATAATTCCATG